TGGTGTAGTTACCTGTCTTATTTTGAATAACAATTAGGTGGTTGTTTTCGTCAATTGCAAGATTAACATCTTTTTTAAGAACTTTTGTTACCTCGTACTTAACACCTTTCTTTTCGGTAACGGTTTTATTGTAATACATACCAACAAAAAACGCTGCGACCGTTGCGACGATGATTACTGAATAAATCATCATGTTCTTAACTCCTTTTTTTACTAACTCTACTGCTTTTGCTAATTTCTCTTTCATGGTTTCTTTTTTTTAATTGTTGTACTTCTATTTTGGCTTTAGTATCTCAATTAAGAGACACTAACGATTTCTAAATCAAAAATCAATTTCTGACCTGCTAATGGGTGATTAGCGTCAATTACTACACTATTCTCACGAATCTCAGCGACACGTACATTAACAGGACCCATTGGACCCATACCTTGTAACATCTCACCTACTTGGATACCTTCAGGGAAGTTTTCCTTTGGTACTTCGGTAATCATCTCTTCTCTTGACTCACCATACGCGTCAGAAGCTTCGATTTCGATAGTTTTAGTTTCGCCTTCAGACATACCAATTAACCCTTGTTCAAATCCACGGATTAGTTGGTTATTACCCAAGACAGCTGTTAGGGGTTCACGACCTTCTTTCATTGAAGAGTCAAAAATCGTACCATCCTCGAGTTTTCCTGTGTAGTTTACCGTTACGGTGCTACTTTCTGTAATTTGTTTCATAATGTGTTTTTTTTGTAAAGGTAAGACATTTATTTAGAATAATCAAATCCCTCTTTGACAATTTATTTAAACGATATTATATTTATCTAAACAAAACCCCCCATTAAGATGACAAACGAAGAGATTATAGAGGAACTATATTGGTCGGCTCACCGTGCTGGTGTACTTGAACAATTCCGTTCAGAAGTTAGTGAAATCACTAAAAATAATCCAAAAACTAGTATGATTGATGCCGCCGAACAGGTTTATCGTAGGTTCAGGGTTGATGGTTTAATTCGTGACGGACGCAATGTCAATCATCACCAAGTGATACTGTGACAGATATCTTTTCATCAATACCCGTATACGCCCAAGAATCCTCAACTAAAAGTAATAATCCATCAGGATATACTTCAGAAGTTAAATCGGTGTCTGTGGGGTATAATGTGCAGTCAACGATGAATGAATGATGATTGGTTGAGTACTTAACAAAGTTAACTTTTACCACACTATCTTTACCAAATAGAACGTCCAAATCTTTTTTAAAGACCTTGTTTAATAGCACATCCATACATCGTTTCATATTCTAAGTATAGGTGAAATTCACAATAACATAAATATTTGATTTTTTGATATACCAGCTTGACTTTTTTTATTTTTTACTATATTTATTATCACTATCACTCTCATCGAGTGCCTTTATATATATCGAATTCGGGGGTCACGTACCCCCGTTTTCATTTTATAAAAATCCTTGATATTTATTTGCTAAATAAACTAAATTAAAGGATTAAAAATGGCTAAAGGAAAATCTGGAACAGGTGCACCAAAACAAACATTTGGTAAGAAAAAAATCGGAAAACTAAAAAGAAAATTCGGACCTAAAGAAGAACGACCAAAAAAATACAAAGGACAAGGGAGATAATCGGATAAGGTAAAATATTTATAAGTAAAGGAAAGAAAACTTATGATGGCAAATTACTGGAAACCGACCCCTAAAAAATGGAGGAGAATTGGGGACTCTCTATTGGCTGTGGCGACACTACTATCTATTGGTGGATTATGGCAATTTGATAGTTTAAAAGATGTCTTCACACCTTTTGAACTAAAGGTGATGATTGTGTCCTCAATATTGACGGGTGTAATTGGTAAATTCTTAACTAATTTCTTTAAAGAAGACGAAAAAACTGAAGAATAAAAGAAAACCCCTCCGAAGAGGGGTTTTTTATTTTAAGAAACCTAAAACCTTATCCTTAATTCCTGATTGTTTGATTCCTTCATTACCTTTTGGCGTTAGAACGAAGTTATCTAACCCCCAATCTTTCCAACCCTCATCATTTTTACCCATATCCAAGTCGTCAATTGCGACCCAATGCGTAACCTCAGGATGGTCGTGTAAAAATTGTTTAATCTCAATAACACGAGTCATTTCCAAATCCCATTTAGGTGACCAAACCCAAACCATATTATTGTACCAATTACACTGACCTAAATTGGTTGTAAGTGCGATTGGTTTTTTGATGATACCCTGTTTCTCATAGTATTCACCCATCTCTTCAAGGTTAGCCCAATTCTTCCAATCTGACGATGTTACGATTTCTGCCCCCGTTTCTTCTAAGATTTGGTTAATCACTTTAACCGCTTTCTTATTGAAGTTGTCAAATCGGTAATCTAATGGCACTTCCTTATTGGTCATTGATAATTTACGACCACCCCATTTTTCTTGTTTCTTGTATCGACCACCCCACTCTGAGGATAAACAGATTACTCCGTCGTGGTCTAAAAATATCACTTTCATTATCTTATTGTCTGTGTTAATCTTTCGTAATTACTTTTGTTTTCAAATTGCCTCCCAATTCTATATAAGTGATTTGGGTTTAATCCAAACCACGGGTCTGTGTGATGAAACTTCATAAATTGTTCGGGTAACATGTCTGAGTCATCGTCTAATATAGCATAGTCCTCAACCTCAGGATGTTTATCTAACCAATCTTTTATTTCATCACCTCTTAAAGTTCTTCTATCACCAGTGATTCCAACGTAAGTACCTTCTTTAAACCCAAGTTTAACTAAAGCATCTTCCCATTTTTCAGGTGTTGAGACATAACCTTTATCACCGAAATTATGTTTCCATGTGGATGAAATACAAATTTTAGTATCTGTTTCATTACACCATTCGGACAACCATTCCCATTTCTGAGGACAAGACTCTTCCTGTAATCTTTTGAATTGGTAATCAAATGTGTAATGTGAATCAGGTATTTTCCAATCAGCTAAAGAAACTCCCTTTGGTTTAATACCGAATAACTTTCTTACTAATCGTTTTATTGCGTACCACCAAGTAATTGGTTTTCTCCAACGTCTCTTATGTCTCTTGTGATAAAACTCACGAGAGTTCATAACACCGTCTATATCTAAAAATATTACTTTCATTTTCTAATTAAATTATCGAGTTCAGTTTTAACCAAAATAAGATAGGTAACCCAACACCTAATATACCGATAAGTCTAAACAAAAACGTGAAAAACTGATTTGTTTTCGTAACCTTAGCAACTAAAAAAAATGATGAGCCGATAAAACACACGATACTCATTAACATAATTAACTTTTCCATAGAACAAATATAATAAAAAACCCCGATTTATTCGGGGTTTTTTAAAATTATTTTCTGAGATTTTTTATTTCTTCCCGAATCTCAATACACCTTTCGAACTTTTGTTCCTTAATTGATTTGGATAATTCGACTTCCAATTCCTTAACCTTACCCTCAACATCTTTGAGTTTAGAGATTCTGTCACGAAGTTCAACCGCTTTCTCAAAATCCTGAGATTCAACAGCTTTATCCAATTGAAACTTTAAGTAATCAATGTTATTTGACATATTGGTATTTGGTTTATTACCACCAAAACCTTTAGTCATGGTAACAACGTGAGTTGAACCATCGTCACTGGTGTAAGTAGTTTTTGTCCACTCACCGTCTTTGGCATCAATACCTGATTCCATCTTCATATCGAAATCAAAGTTAAATGGTTCAAAACCAAATTTTCTTAATCTGTCGTTTAACGACTTCATCATGTCATCGAGATTTCTATCATCTCTAAATCCTCCAAATAAATCCATATTTTTTTTTTGTGTTTTAATTTTTTATTTATACCTTTGTAGAAATTCATAGTAAAAAATATACCAAAAGTCAAACTACGACATTTTGTCAGTTTTTTTGATATTTTAAAAATTTGGACTGACAAAATTACAGGTTGTTTTATTATATAACATTCACTACTATTTAAATATATGGCAAAAAAGCAGGAAGAGGAACACAAAAAGTGGGAAAGAATCTATGAAGATGACGACATCATCTCAATTTGGAAGTATGATTCTAAAATTAGTAGAATAAATCCCTATCAGGTTGAGATTAAGTATAAAACTAATCCCGTACAACCTGGTGTAAAAAGAACTAAAGTAGGTGGAAAAAAATAATCTACCAAACTATTGATATATTTATCTGGAAAAGATAAATTATGTTATTAAAATTAGGTTCTAAAGGTGAACAAGTTAAAATTCTCCAAGAGTTTCTTGGACTTAAGACCGACGGAGATTTCGGTCCTAAAACGGAGAGAGCCGTTAAAGATTGGCAATCAAAAAATAAATTGGTGGCTGATGGTATTGTGGGTCCTGCCACTTGGAATGCTATGGGTATTGCTAGTACTGACATATCAGAATCGAAAGTCGGTGATGGTAAAATTGAAATCAAAGAGCACCTACTTCCGACGAAAGAGTATTTAAAAGGTCCGAGTAAAAAAGAATTTTTATTCTTACACCACACAGCAGGTTGGCATAACCCATATGATACTGTAGACCAATGGGCAAAAGATAAACGTGGTCAAATTGCCACTGAATTTGTGTTAGGTGGTCCATCAATCAAAGGTGACAATTACAAATTTGATGGTGAAATTGTTAAATGTATCCCTGATGGTGGGTATGGTTGGCATTTAGGTGTGAACGGTTCTCAGAAAATGCACACCAATTCAGTGGGTATTGAGGTTTGTAACTTCGGTCAATTAACCAAAGGTGGTTACACAAAATCAGGTAAGTTTATTGCTAAAAATCCTAACAAATATTATAACTATGTTGGTATTGAGGCGGATGACACACAAGTTGTGATTTTGAATAAGAAATTTAGAGGTTATGATGCTTGGCATCGTTACTCAGACGAGCAAATAGAGTCGTTAAGAGACCTAATTTTGTTTATTGCGGATAGAGACACCATTGACGTAAGAAAAGGTCTTGTAGACCTTATTAAGAAGGTTGGTGTTGACGCGTTTGAATATAACGCTGACGCATTTAACGGTAGAATTAGAGGTATGTGGACACATACTAACACCAGAAGAGACAAATTCGATATGTTTCCACAACAGGAACTTATAGATATGTTGTTAAGTTTATAATAAAAATGGGGGTCACTAACCCCCATTTCTTTTTTACTAATCCAAGAACACAAGTTCGTTAGTTTCAGGATTCCAATCGATGTGGAATGGTTTGTGAGCGTAGTTGTATCTTTCATTAAGAACCGCTGCGTTGATGTAGTGAGTATCACCATCAAACATATAACCATTACCTGTGTGAATGTGACCACAAAGGTGAATCTTAGGTTTAACCACTTTAATTCTTTCGGAGAGTAACTCACACCCCAAGTGTTCTCCTCTGCGACCCTCAACGGTATCAACATAACCCCATGCCGGACCATGAGTGATTAAGATATCCGTATTCATCGGAATCATATCCCATTTAGACTTTAGTTCCTCACCATTTTTTGGTAAGTTGAATGCCCAATTGTAGAACTCAGGTTGCCATGGACTACCCCAAATCTTAATCGCACTTTGGTAATCATCCCCAAGAACATACATGTCATCTTCAAGGTAATCAATATGGGGGTAATCCTCTAAAGTTTGTTTAACAAAGTCAGGATTGTCTTGAAAACCCCAATCGTGGTTACCTGCAATGAAAACCTTGTGCTCGTAATTACTCAAACTATTCATCCAAGTAAAAAAGTTCTTCAACTCGTGTTCGTAACCCATACTTGTTGAGTCACCCGCGTGTAGTAACAACTCACCACCAGGTAAATCCTCAGTGATTAACTTGTGTTTGTTGTGTGTGTCGGATATTAATGTTATAATCATGGTGCGTAAAATTTATGGTCGTTAGACATTTTTCCTAGTAAAGAGTAAAACTCATAAGAATATTCCATCATCTCGATTGAATCGATTTTGTAAATCCACATAGTTTTAAAATTATCAAATAATTTCTCACATGTTCTAAAGTGTCCCCGTGTTGTTGAAGATTCCAAAACCTTCATCACATAGTCAAAGTCGGTAAATGCTGTTCTCATACTACAAAGATAATAAAATTTTTTTAACCAGCAACAAAAAATGCTAAAATACCTATAAAAATGAACCAGGAAACAACAATCGCCAACCATTTATAATCTTCTTTAATCTTCCACATAATATTTTTTTTAAATGTTTAATCCCACCAACCCCTTAAATCAGAACCGTCGAACCACTTGTAATATTGGTCCTCTTCTCTTTTTTGTTCTTCAGTTAAGGTTTCTTTTAATTTTTGATACTCTTTATTATCTTGACCCTTAAAAATCTGCCAGAGTTCATTCCATTCACTCTCACCAATCTCACGAGCTCGCACAAATACTTTACGGTTGTGCTCTTTTTCCTCCTCACTCTCTTTATCAACCAATCGTTTTAAATCAGGACTATCAGGAACCGTTTCGAACTCCCAATCGTAAAGATTTAATTTACCAAGTTCTTTTTCTGCCATCTCAATATACAAATCCTGATTGTAGTTTTTGATGAGTTGAATTGCTCTGCGCATCTTCTCAACTTTCTTAAGACGAGGTGAGTCTATTTCCGAACCATCATTCTCTAGTCTGTCTGACATATCAGTTAGCGCTGCTTCCATAAACATGAGCATTCCGTGGTGGTCCCACCAATAATGTCGTGATAATCCCTTTCGGAATCTCCAAACATTCCTAATAAAACGGGAAATGTCATAACGGAAAAACTCATAAGTTTTATACCACCAAGTTTGTTGACGTATCATTTTTTCTATACTTTTTGTAAATGTATCTGCAAATCCTATTTTCATAAACGTAAATTATTTCTACAAAGGTAGTAAAAATAATGCAAATAAAAAAGGGGAGTAGCGAATTCCCCTTTTCTTTGTTACCACAACAGTAACGGTCCTAAAAGTCCTCTGTAAAAGAGGGTTATTTTTCTTTAACTAACACAAGACATCTTTTTAGATACTCTTTCGCTCTTGGTGAAGGGTCATTGTGTTTTAAAACCTTTTCAATGTCTTTAACTAATTCCTCACCATGTTCGTTTTCTTTGTAAAGTTCAATAACTTTATCCATCGCAGATAAACAACCATTGTTGGTTTCATCAAAGTAGTTCTTTTTTCTGAACTTATTTAAGTGGTGCATCAAATTGTAAGCCAAGTGCTCACCACTATCATTAATGTCTGGATGAAGTCTCAATGTTCTTAACATATCCAAACTATCAATCATTCCGTGAATACCACCGTCTCTTTTACGTAGTTTACCCGCGTAATCTTTGAAACTATCTGATGGTCCGACGATATCGTCTAATGGAATGATATTACCCGCAACACATCTTGGTTTGTTAGGCTCTTCCTTTTGTTGAATCTCAGATTGTTCTAAAATATGTTGTCTGATAATCTGTCTAAGGCGTTTTTCACTTATAATTGCTTTGCTCATAAAAAAATCTTTAGCAATAAATATCTAAAATAGTGCAATTATTCAGTTGAAATAATATTTATTATAAAATGTCATAGAGACATAAAAGTTAAACACCCATTTATGGACGATGAGAGTCATAAGAACCTGGAGAAGTATTCTAATGGAGAATCTATCCGTGAAATTCTTAATGTTAGGAATGTTCTTCAACCCATTTGGGTTCGATGCCGTTCAATATTATCTTATTACTCTGACAGGGAGTATTTGGTACGCCAATTTAACTTTGTACTTAATCTCGGGATTATTTTTTGGGCTATACTTCTTATTTCGCAAACGCTCTAAGACTCGGTAGTGTCTTTATCTTCGGTAATTGAATCCGGTAATTGATTTATTACCCACATATCAAACACCAAAAAACCAATCCACCAAATTAAATCTGATATTGGGTATTCCTCAGGATTTGATTTTGTCATAAACAAAATAATGGTCACCTTAACGGCGATGAATATTTTGACAAATACGATAATAAAGGATAACAAACTTCTCATCACAATTTAATTTCAAAACGATTTTTCATAATTTCCAACTTATCTTCAGGAACTCCGTGTTGGTTTACACCTCCGTGACGATTCTCAACAATAACTGAAAACACTCGATAACCCCAAGTCTCAGCCATCTTATAATAGGTTTCCATCTCCCACTCTTGAGTAAAGGTATTAGACACCACTATTACCTCGTTTTGACCTGTGGTATGATTTAAAATCATTGCAGTATTCACAGAGTCTTGACACCATTGGTGTGCCTCCTTAAGTTTAGTGAAGTCAAATTTGTATTCACCATCAACCATAAAATAGTTGTCGGTTTCAAAGTGGGTACCACCCAAAGTTTTGGCGAATGTGGATTTTCCTGACCCAGGAACTCCGCGAACGAGATAAAGTGTTTTCATATTGCAAATGTAGTGATATTTATTTAAAAAGACAAATTATGGAAGAAAATATGGTTCCCATGTCATTAATTGAGAGTGTAGATGTTTCATCAGAACTACAATACCATTTAGATGAAGGATTATCTTTATCTGAAAACGTTTTTAGAATTTATTCTGAGAATTATTTTAATTTAATTAATGAAGTAAGAGAGTTATATAACCAAGATTTAATTAAATTAGGTGAGGAAGACATTTGGATTGTTGAATCTAATTTAGGTGAAAAAGTACTCCTTGAAAATGGGGATGTAATTTGGTTAGATGCTCCAATGTATGAATTTGAAGTTGAAGAAGTCATTTCTGAAGCCAAACACAGAGGTAAAAATGTTAAATTGAATAGTCCCTTTAGAACACCAGGTGGTCCTAAGAAATTCGCCGTTTATGTAAAAACACCTAAAGGTACTATTAAGAAAGTTACATTTGGTGACCCTAACCTAAGAATTAAAAATTCTAATAAGGGTGCAGCTAAATCATTTAGAGCTCGTCATAAGTGTGACCAAAAGAAAGATAGAACAACTGCA